GATAACGTTTATCCAACCGCTATCTGCATCGTTTCTAATTTTGAGGATATTGTTAGCTTCGTCGTACCACCACTGATGACCCGAGATAGTGGCTGGTTCAGTTGCTCCGCTATGGTTTGTGAAAACTGCTGCTAGCTGATCGTTGATGTCAGCCCTTACCGCTGCACCGCTGGCATTTGAGACAACACCGTCTGCCTGTGCCATAACAACGCTTTAGGACTGCTTTGTTCCGTATCCTATCGCAGTGTACTGAAAATTTCTGTCAATGACAGTGTCACTGCTGTTATAGAAGGTGACTGTAAAACCTGTTCCTGTCACACTTGTCAGCCTGTAGTAATCGCCGCTTTGCAAATCAAATGCCGTAATGCCAACGGTAACTTCCGTGTCGGTATCGGTATAGAACGCATTTTCAAACAGTACAGCTTTGCTTGTCGCCCCAGAAGCAATGGTTTCACTGTTTTCCGTACGGCGCTCAAACTGCAACGTCACACCTAATTGGTCCACGATTGGCGTCTGGTCAACATGGTCTGTTGTTAGCACTGCTTTGAATTGGAACGTCCGTCCCACATACACGTTGTTTTCTAGCGGTATCCAATCGTCAAACACCAAGTCAGAATTTTGTTCGATATTTGAATTGTCCTCATATAAGATTTTGTCAGTGCCATCTTCGTTGACGAAGTCTGAAACCGTGGCGGCTAAGTCTGACTTACGGAAATACACCTCGACGTTTGTATCGTCAGGCAAGTTACCGTCAAAATCAGACCATGTATCAATAAGTTCAGAGCGATCATCGATCAATGCACTTGTGTATAAACCTCTAGCCGCCAACACACGCTGCATTCGCACGCTGAACTTATTGCCGAGATCTACTGTCTTCTGGAAGAAATACTCGCCGCGAACGAGCTGCGTTCCAAAATGACTGTCGATGTTTGCAGTGAAGCCGTCAAGGCTTGAGATCGCATCAAACGATGCGTCACCGTCAAGGATTAGGCCGTCATAATCTTGACTGTAATAAACACCAGCCTTGTCACCGCCAAACTCATTCGCAAGCTGGTCTTCCCTAATTACCTCATAGTTAAGACGAGGTATCCCATCTGGAATGTTGATCAATGCACTGACTGCACTAGCACTGCGCAGGTTTTGCTCGTTTTGAAACTTGATCAAATATTCGCCATTTAACAAAGGCAGTACAACTGATGTTGTACGTGCTTCAACCTTGCGAAGCACAGTACTGTTTGACCAGGAACCACTGCCATCCGTTTTTGATGAATGCTTGATGACGGCGACAAAAGCCTCAAGTTTTTGACCGCTTGCTGTTGCGCCCCAACGCAATGCAACTTGATCAACGCCAATGGCCTCAATCGTTACGTCTTCTGGATCAGGCGGCAAAGTGACTTGCGCTAAGTCTGATGTGTCGTCACTCGTTCCACCAACAGGTATCTCCCTAATCACTCCAGTCGAATAAGCAGATTCTTTACGATCAGGATCAGGTCCTATCGCCTTAACCTGCACAATCAGCTGCTTGCCAGGGACAAGCCCTGTGCTGATGTCAATCGAGTTGTTATTTGTAGTTTGGTTGATCCAGTTGTTGCCGTCGCCAATTTTATATCGAACCTTAAAACTAATAACAGAACCCGATAAACCACGCGTCCAAGAAACTGTTGCTCGATTCGTTGTGTTCCGCCCGTCATCAATCTGCTGAAACGTAATCTTTACGTCCGTAGGTGTGCTTGGCTCCGCTCCATAGAAAAACGGATTTGGTGAATCCAGCTTGTTAGCCCGTTCCTCAACAACCCTGTAAATGCCATCAACATGCTTGACGCCTACAACTGCATATGTCCCCTCTTCACCCTCAGCGACTGACAAGCAACGATATTTAGATAGAACGGCAGAATCGTTTTTGATCGCATATAACGCATCGTCAGGCGGCACCTGCGTATAAGCAGACGTAAGCCTTACTTCATTGCCACTTACGCTTGCAATATCTCTTGTTTCAAGCGTTCCATCTTTCATCACAACAGTCAGCTTATTGTTCGTGCCAGAGGGCAAAGAGGCTGTCTGATCTATACGGACAAATGGAGGCGTGCTGTCGTTACTAACGCCAACAATGCGTCCAGCTAATCGCGTGCCAAAACGCATCTCGTCTGACACCTCAAACATTTGACCAGGCAAGACGTTTAAGCCTTCAAGGCCAACTGAGAACGTTACGGTTTCGTCGTGCAGCTTTTCAGACTGCATGATCCACCGCCCCATGCGTTGAGCCTGATACTTAGACGTGCAGCCAAACGCAACAACGCTCTTCTCTTGTACGCCATATTTATCAATCAGGCTTCTATCTTCTATACAGATGAAGTTTGGCTTATGAAAGTTGTCAGGATCGTTGTACCGTACACGCACTCTTGTGCTGCGTGTTTTTAATGACGATCCGCTGTAAGAGAAACTCCCATTAACAACGTTTGAGTTGCTAAATACATGGATTGCAGGCACGTCTCCGTCATTCAGCTCTCCATGATCAGCAGCAATCTGTACGTTGTCTGACTTCCAGAACAGCATCCCACGGAAGACGCTTGCCATGTCCTGCAGGACGCTAAAGGCTTCAGCCTGCGAACCAATGACCGTGTTGATTGCAAATCGCGCTTCTTGTTTTGTTTCACCCTGATCATCTACATACTCAACCTGTTCGTTGCAATATTTGGCAATTTCAATTAGATCAACCCAGTTGAGGTTTGATTCATTAATGAAGTCACCAGCGCCATACCGCTTGTTGGTAAGCAGATCATAAAAGCAACAAACGGGGCACGTTGTCCAAGCCCTATTTTCTTGCAAGCTGCCGTCAAATGGCACGTCATCAAATTTCAACCTGCCACTTTTTGCAACAGTTGCGTTAGATGGTATTTGTACCTTGAGGCCCTTTACGTCATAAGCTCTTGCAGGTAATGTGCTGTATTCTTCTGCGTCCAGACTGAGAGATACAAGCGCCGTATGCGGATAAGCTGTGCCAAATTTCTTGCCGACAATTATGCTAGTCAAAAAGATTTGATCAGCACGCTTGCTGGCTATAGGAGTTCTTTCCGGAACATCCTCAAAGTTTTTGAACGATATTTCAAACGCATCTTCAGGCTCGTCAAACGCAACCTTGCGTACTCTAATTCTGTAAGGGGCTTTGCCGAACTGTTTTAAATCAAAAGCTTGCGTTTTGAACTGATAAGAAGAAGTGCAAATGCCTTTGATTATGTTTTTCTTTTCTTGAGTCTCAAGCTCTATGTCTACTGGGTTCCAGCCGCCAGTGCTGCCGCAAATATCTACCTGCAGCTTAATTTGAGCAAAAAACAACTGCCCCCGCGCCAAGCCCTCAACGGCAACGCAATACAGCTTTGGGATAGTAAATACAAGCTCAACAAAGTCAACGTCAGCGTCCGTTATGGCCTGTACCACTTGACCTTCACCATAGTTCCGCCCTCCCCTTTTCACTTGATTAGTCCCGTCCTCGGTCAATTTTTCGCTATAGCTAGAACCAATCTCCCGATTGACGTTAATAATTGTTGTCTGCTGATCCTGGAAAGTAGACCCAGTTTCAAACGTGCCTTGCGTGCCTGTTCCTTCTTTTGTCAAAAATTGAACAGTTTTATCAGTAAGCTGTTTACGCGTAACTATTGTTTCGTTTAAAAAAACGCTTTTCTTTTCACGATCTCCTGTCTCTACCAAGCCCTCAATAGGGCCTTCGCACAGGGCGTCAATTATTTTCAGCGTGGTTTTAGAGTTGAGAGCCATGGCGAATTAGTCGTCTCCGTCCAAAAGGTCGTAACCGTAAGCGTGCAGGGTTAGCGTTGCATCATCATGCACTCCAACGTCAATGATTTCAACTGTGATCTCAACTCTATTTTTGTTGGAAACTTTAGGCATTTGCAACCTGTGCCCATAGACAATTTTATCGCTTTGATAGAAAAGACCCTGTACCGTCACATCAGCAGTCGCAACATCTACGTCGTCACCACTGCCGCCCTCTAGCGTTGCAGTGATCTTATATCTGATGAAGCCGTCTATCTTGGTTGAACCCTTGTCGGCAACGTAATCAAACAACCCTTTTTCTATCTTAAACAAAATATCCAAGCTTTTTCTTTTGTCCTTAATGTACTTCAAGTCGTCAACTTCAGTAATCTTTTGTTCTTCCTCAAGAGTCTGATTGTTGGTCGGGCCAAACGTCTTGTTGACCAAAATTCTTTTTTTCTCGTCTGCGTCAGAGCTTTTGATCTCATTGATTTTTTTTCGACCTTTTAATCCGCCATGGCTTTCTAGCTTGCGAGTAACCTTCTCGCCGTTAATCCTAAAAGTACCCAAGCCTGGCGCTTGCGTTGTTGTTTTAAGCGGGTCTGAATCATCAGAAACAACAAGGTTGGCAGCTAACAAGTGACTGCCTGCAATCACACGACCGTAAATAACAGGCACTGTCGCTCCCGTTCCAACAGTGTTAGCTGGTCCAGTAAACGCGTAGTTTTCATGACCCATGGCACCACGCGTAACGCCATCAGGGCCAGGACCACGCACGTTTGTGCCTTCGCCTCTAATCCTGTTGGCACCAAGATTGCCTAGTTGTGGCTGCGGTGAGATCAGGTTTGCAGTGCCAGAAAGAATCAAACCTGCACCGACTGCACTTAAAGCTGTACCGACAGTGGTAAGCGTTGAAGCCGCCGCAATAGGACCACCAAATGCACCAAACGCAGACGCACCAAACAAGCCTGCACCAGGAAACAAGAACGACGCAGCAACCAAACCAACACCAACCAATATCTGCGTAGTGGCACCACCACCCGCACCAGAAATCACAGGCACCACGAGTAATGGCTTGCTGCCAAACGGGAGCTGTAGTTCGTCATATCCCATCGCCGCACCACCTTGAATAACCTTGTACCCAACGCCGTTATGGTGCGCCTGCATCAGCTCCTGCTTCAACGCTGGATAGTTAATGCACAGCAGCTTGATCGCATCTGCTGGTGTCTGCAGGTTGTAATACTCGTGGTGCTTGCCGTACTTCTCGCCAAGCTCACCTGCCAACATGACAAGTTGCATGACGAAACACAGCCGCAATTCTTTTTCGATAATACTGCCGCAACGGTTCTACCGCACTGATGCTGTCTACACGCTGGTGCAGAATCTTGTCATCGCCTACATAAATTGCACCGTGCATTGGTGTCCTCGTGCCAAGGCGCATCACCAACAGATCGCTCTTCTGTCGATCGTCTAACGCGACAGGTTTAAATTCAAGTGACTTTGCGTAACGCAAGAAAATGCTATCTGTCGTACCAAGATCTTCAGGTCGCGGAAAGTCTGGCAACTTGACGCCGATCAACTCATAGTATTGCCGCACCAGTGTGTAACAATCTTGTTTGCCGTACTGCCAATGCTGACCAACTAAGGGTCGATAATCAACCATTGCTGATCCGGTACAGAGAAAACGTACCAAGGCAGTTTAGTTTGCTTGCAAGCATTACGGTCATGATCGCTAATAGGCGTACCTTTAGGGTGCGAATGAACTACACCTTCGATTGGGCCGAAGTACATAGCCCGTGCGTAATCGACAGGATCAATCACAAAATTTTCCCTAGGTTTTGGCGCGATATTGCGGCACGGGAAATAGCTGTCATTGACAACTAAACCGCATGACTCCTCAGGCGATTTAGCGTGCGCGTGCCTTTCGGCTTCACGCTTGAAGTCTTGCACCATAAAATCCTCCGAAAGGTAGCTTGTCCTTGTCAGGGAATCTCGCCTGACAACTAGATAGTCTTTTGCCGCAAACATCCGCAGCTTCTTTTTCTGCTTGCGTACCAGTCTCAATCAGTCGATCGTCGATCGTAAAGCACTTATCGCCAACATAAGG